CGCGGACATAGCCAGGATCATAGCCAGGATCGCCAGGGGAGAGCGGGTTGGTGATAACATCGCCACGGATTTCGATGCCGCGAAACGTGACGTTGGCTGCGGAGACATAGAACAAATGTGTGCTGCCGGGACTGGGCGTGCCGCGCAGCCACACCCCGCCGTGCTTGGTAGACGTGAATGTGATGTTGGGTTGATCCACGTTGAGAACGGCGCCGCGCTGATACAGTTTCTCGAGCATCACGATGCCGCCGCCGCGCACGCCCAGATAGGCCACGCAGGCGGGGAAGGCGGTGTCGTTGGCGGCCGTGTTGGTCGAGACGCCGCCCATCATCTCCGGCGTGATGGTGGTGTCCTGTAGTTCCCACCACTGCGCGCCCACCGTTTGGAACTGCCACGCCTTGGCTGGTATCGGTGTAGATATCCGCGCATAGGTCGAGGCGCCGCCGTCTCCCGCCGTCGTATAGCCGCGCAACTGGATGGTCGTGACCGTGCTTGGGATAGTGGCGCTCATGGCCAAGGCGCGGGTATCAAAAATCCGCACTGGGGGAACTGCCGTCCACGCTAGGCTCTGGCGTCCATATTGGACGCCGTCATTAGGAGCATCGAGAAGGGTGCTTGATGAAATGGCGGTCCAAGTGCCGTTCTTGCGGCCGTAGAGGACGCTATCAGTGGGGACGTCGGGAACAGTCGGTGTCCAACTGCTGATGCCGCCCGTGGTTTTGCGGCCATATTGCAGGCCATCGTTCGCGGGCTCTGGAATGCCGCCGCCACCGCCACCGGAAGGGACGGCCACCCAGGTATTATCCTTGCGGCCGTAAAGAACGTGATCTGCGGCAGCATCGGCAATCGTCGGAACCCAATTGCCGATTTGACGGGCGAACGTGCCGCTCGTGGTAACGTCGGCAATGCCCGCAACCGCGCCGCCCAACAGATGCGACGGGCACAAAACATAGGCCTGCGTGGCGGTATCGAAAGTCAGGATGTAACTGGTCGGGCTGGTCGGGATGGCGTTGATGGCACCAAACTCGTTCCAGTCCATATCGATCGTGACGGTGCCGTGCAGTTTGGTCGCATCGATGCCGACGCCACCCTCGATATTGCCGGGGAAGCCCACCACTTGGCGCAATCTGATGACGGGCATGTTCATCGAGCTACCACTCCCGCGGCGATCGCCAGCGTGCCAATCAATGCCTGGCCGGTCTCGTCGTCGTCGCCGATGGTGATGCCGAGGTCGTAGGTGCCGGGACAGAGACCGGTCATCTCGCTACGTGCGAAGGTAACGACAAAGGTGCCGAAATCCACCACGGCGATCTTGCCGTTGTCGATCGTGGCTGACAACAGCGCGCGACAGTCGGTCGGATGCTTGATCTCGAAGATGATGGTCTTGCCGGTGAGATCGAGCAGTTCGTTGGTATCGTCGTCGACGATCTGGAACTCGCGCTGGAACGTCGCTCGGTTTGACTGTGCTTCGAGGCGTCCGAAGTCCATCACAGCCTCATATAAAACGTACCAAGCATGGTGCGCGACGTGACGTTGTGCGGTTGATTGCCGCCAAAATTGCCGGTGGTGAAGAGGTGGGAGTGCGAGGTGCTCTCGTTATCGGTAGCACCAGCACCGCCCGAGTCGACGCCCGTGACGACCGTAGTGGCGGAACCGCTGGTGCCGGCAGAGCCCGTTGAATAATGATCAAAAAGCGTGCCGCCACCGTGGTTATGGGTAACGTCATTGGTGCCGGTCGACCCGCCGTGGCTGTGCGTTGGCGTATCGACGGCAGTCAGTTGGTGAACGATCTCGCCGACGACGCTCGCGGCAGTATTCTGATCGCCGCGTTCGTGCGGGATGTTGGCAAAGTTGCCGCGGTCGCCAGCCAAGGCACCCATAGTCGACAAGCCGCCGATCGTCATCTCGCGAAAATCAAGGAGACCGATGGTCTTGCCATTATTGAAATCGTTGGTGGCATTGCCAGTGCGGCTGCCTGATACAGGGCAGATCGCGTCGGGATATTTGCCATACAGATATTCAAAGAGCGCCTGGCAGTCAGCATTATTGCGCTCACTGCCCCCAGCCCCGCTTTTGCTGATGGTATTGCCATTACAGCGCACCCAACCGGCCCGCGCATCGCTGATCGGTTGCCAGTCCATCATGCCGGTCTGGAAGATGGCGTTGGGGTCGACGCTCGAGCCGCCACCACCACCGCCGCCGCTCGAGGGACCAACCACAAGAACAAAGTCCTCATCGAACTGCACCACTCCGCCGCTATCAGTCAGCCGGACGTGGACCGAGCCGTCAGCGAAGTAGAGCTGCGGCACCCGGCCGTCACTGGCCAGAATGATAGGGTTGGGATGTGGCAGAACGAGCCCGGTGTCCTTAAAGGCATTCTGCGGACTATCGGTGCCAGCAGCGTAGAAATAGAGCCGCCCACCCGACAGCAGGTTGCCGTTGAGTTTGTCGAACTGCTGCGACAGCGAGAGGTTTATACTGCCAGCCATGGGCGGCAGAGTGGGGGAAGGCGGGTTGGCGACAACGCACCCAGATGGCTATTGCCGCCCGCTCAGTGCTGCCCCGCCGAGGTTGATCGTTCGCGCGGCGGTGCCCGTACCTGTGGCGATGGAGCTCGGCACGGCGCGGGTGGCGGCGAGACCCTTGGACAGCGATGAGCCCGAGCGCAGCAATGGCAGCGCCGCCAAGGCCAAATAGCGCGGATCTTGCTGCCAGATGGCGGTTCCGACGCCGGCAGCGGCGGCGCCCAGACCGGCTTTGCCGGACATCATGCGCGCAATTTCGTAACCGCTCTGGCCGCGGTTGGCGGCGCGGGCATCGACGATGGTTGATCGCATTACGCCGGCCAAGCGCGTCATTTGGTCGAGTTCGGCGGGTGAAAACAGTTCCTTGGCGAGCGGAGCACCCCGGCCACGAATGAAGTCAATCATGGAAGTGACTTTGGCCTGAGCCCCTTCGCCGCGCGCCGGGTTGGTCATCTTGTCCCAGGCCGCGCGCCGTAGCGCCTGCCATTCCGGTGAATTTTCCCCGAGATGGCCCTTGACCTGCGCCGCCACGCGCGAGGACAGACCGGCTTGCCCTGCACCAGAACTACCGAGCAACCAATTGGCAACCTCATCGCCAGTGCGCTGTTGAGTGACAATTTTGGAAATCAGTTTGGAGGCGTCATCGCCGCGGCCGTTGGTAAGAGTGCGATACTTTTCCCATTGGCCGCGCGCTTGTTTGAGATCCGCAAGCGCCGATGGATCACCGGAGAATAGTTTCTTGTCGACCGCGTTGGCGATCCACTCGTCATAGGCTTTACGGATTTCCTTGAGCGCGCGACCGTCCTCGGGATTGGCCGCCTTCACCTTCAATAGGCCTTTGCGGGCTTGCTCCAGTCCTTCCAGTGATTGAGCAACTGGCGTGCCGCCAGCGGGAGCGCCTTCGAACCCGGCAACCCTTTTGAGCAGGTTCATGGCTGCCGATGAGCCGGTATAGTTGCCGTAGGTATCCAGTTTGATGCCGGCGGCCTCTAGACGGCCTGCAACGTCCTTGCCGAGTTGTGCAACCTCGCCCGCATCAATCCATGCATTTTTGCCGGCGGCCGTTTTGTAGGAGACATCAGCCGCGCTCCGCAGACCAGCGGCACGATCGCGCAGCGCCTGCGCCACAGCCTCGCCGGCGTCTCGCGGCGTAGTGGCGGCAGCTCCGCCAAGACCGCTACCGACCTCTTGCGTAGCCGCCTGGATAGCGGCTTGTTGACGGGCGTCGAAATTGCGCAGCGCAGCGCCGGCTTCCGGCCCACGCGCCTCATTGCGGGCTGCCTGCTCAAACGCCTGCTGGCCGACATTGCCGGTAGCCTGTCCGCGCGTTAGCGGAACGCCAAACTCGTCTGCCGCCGCGATCCGTTCGGCGGGAATGACGCCAGGCGCTGCCGTCTTGGCGGCGCCGAATGTTTTACCGATGAGATTTCCGATGGTTGAAATGACGGTCTCACCGCCCGCACCTATTAAGCCACCAAGCACCGCGCCCTTGCCAGCCTGTGTCGCCCTTTCAGACAATCCTTCCCCGCTGGCGCCGCCCTGGAAGCCACCCAGCAGGGTACCGATGAGGCCCGATTGCGCTACGCGGCCTGGGATCGTTTCGGCGGTTATCAATCCCCCAGATGGAATGGCAGGAAGTACTGCACCCGCGATAACGCTGCCGAGCGTCGTGCCGGGATATTTTTCCTGGAAGCCTTGGCGCTGGCCGCGCAATTGTTCCAGTTGGGTCTCGTAGCCCTTGGAGAAGCCCTCGCCGCTGAGCGCGCTTCCGATACCGGCGACAAGCGCGGGCGGGTAATCGGGCAGATTGCCGGCAGCTCCGGTCGACAGCCCGGTCATGGCCGCCTGCAACGCATCACCCTTTTCCATAGCCGACGATCGGCCTTGTTCGAAAGGCGACTGCCGTTGGAGTAGGGCCGCACGCAACGCGGCCTGATCGGCTGATGGCGCGGCCATGCCGCCGAAGCGTTCGTCGATGGCGGATGCTGTCGCCGGAACAGCGCCCCAACTAGCCGGATCGTCCGCGGCTGCCGGCGTGCTCATGCCGGAAGGAGGGACGGTGATCTTTAGGGGTGCCCGGCCCGTCGCTACAGGACTGCCTCCGGCTGGAATAGCTCCCCACGACGCCGGGTCGTCTAGGGCTTCAGCCATGTCTTTCCGTCCTTGACGAAATGTGTTCCGCTCTCGAGATAGCCAAACTCAGTCTGGTTCTTGATCGGGACTGGAAGGCCGGATGCGCCAAGAGCACGGAGCGAGTATTTCAGCGGCGGATTCTGATTGTTGAAATCGATTTCGGCACCTACCCTGCCTTGGTTTTCTGGCCTGGCAAGAAACTTGTAATAGTCCTCTTGGCGCTGCGCCGCCTGACGAAGCGACGATGAAACCAGCTTGGCGCCGAGCGGCGATTGTTCGAAATTGGGAACAGATTTTGTTGCTTGCTGGACTATTTGCATCGCCTCGCGCGATCCCAGCGTCTTGGCGGTTTCGAATCCGAGTTTGAGTGACTGCTTGTTGAAATCCTCCAGTTTTGCAATTTTGCCAGGATCGAACTGTATGTCCTTCTTTGTATCCTCCGAAATGGGCAATGAGTTAAGGACAGTATTAAACGCCCTGGCAAATTGAAGACGCGGACCCGCTCCCGTTCCCATCCAACCTGCAGGTCCGAGAGTATTAATGGCGTCATCAATCTGGTCGAGGCCCAACTTGGCGGTCTGCGCCGCTTGGTAGCCAGCCGCCGCCGACTTAAGCGTATCGACACCGATGCCAGCAACACCCTTGGAGGTCTCGGCTTCGGCCGCTTTGCGAGCCTCATACTGAGACTGAGTTTCATTCGGCCGCTTATCGCCCAGAGCATTTTTCTGCGCTTCGGTCGGCTGCAATTGTTTGTCTATCTCGGCGGCGGCATCGAGATAGGGCCTGCCGGCTCCCTTCCGCAGCGCCTCTTGCGCCGCACCGGCTCGCTGAAGCGCGTTTCTCCGCTGCTCAAGTGCCGCTCGCTGAGCAGCGATCGCCGGGTCTTGTGTTGACGAGAGCGTGGGCGGGACGGCGGGCGGCGAAGCGCCTCTGAAGCGGTCATTAAAAGCCAAAGTTGGCGGGGCAACAGGAGCGGCAACAGGAGCGGCAACAGGAGCGGCAACGGACTGTCTGGCCTGGACGGCTCGCTGCACGGCGGTCGCCACTTGTGCTTGCTTGACTGGATCTAGGTTTTGATCTGGGTCAACCCCGAGCGCCTGCGCAATGCGCGTCATCAGGCTGCCCGCGTCCGCCCCGCTAAACCCAGCTCCAGAAACGGCCGCATTGACGCTTGTTGAGGAACTGCCGTTTGAACTCCCCGGCGGCCCAGAGGTGGAGCGGAGGGCGGGAGCCGCAACGGAAGTTGGCGCCGTTGATGGCGGTATTTGGTCGCCAGGCAGAGGAAACGCCCGTCTTGCAGTCTCTGCTGCTGACTGCTGGGAAGCCTGCTCCTGCAGCGCCTTGGCTACTTCGATGCCGGCAGGCGCCCCTCCGGTCGCCAGCAAGGTTTTGTAGAGCGACTGGAGGTCGACCGGACTGTTGGGGTCTTTTGGGTTGGTGAGCGGCAACCCATTCTGGAAAGCATCCTGGGTGCGCCGCTTGTAGGCCTCGTCGAGGCCGGCGTAGTAGGCCCCCGGCAGCCCGGCAATCTGCTTGGCGAAGTCGGTGGCGTCCGGCGGCCCGCGGGCGATGAGCAGATCGAGGCTGTCGGCAGGAGTGATGGTCATCAGCCAAACCCACTAAAGAGGCCGCCGGTCCCTGTTGATGGTGTCCCGGCAGCCTTGCCGCCGGCAGTCAGTGCTGCCGAACCCAGCCCGAGTATTGATTTCCACAGGTTGCCAGAGGCGTTGTAGTCGGCCATGGCGGCGTCCGCATTGGCATTGCCGATGCCGGTCTGGGTCGCCTGTGCCGCCTGGCCCTGCGCGCCGTACAGGCCCGCCAGGCCAGTACCGAGGCCGCTGTAGAGGTTGGCCGCGCCGCCCACCGCTCCCTGGTTGGCGCCGAGATAGGGCTGCAGGCCCTGAACGTAACTGCCGTATTTCTGGTTGGCGTAGTCGGTGGCGAGCTTGGTCGTATCGGCGATGGTGTTGCCGGACGCCAACATCCCGCGCGAGGCCGCCCGCCGGTCGTTCTGGTCAAGGGTCTGGTTCAGGCCTTCCTGATAGCCAGGCGTGGCCGTGAACAACGCCTTGGCCCGCGCCAGACCCTCCGGCCCATTGGCACCGGTCGCATCGGCATACGCGCTCGAGCCCGCACCCGTTGACTGGATCAGCGGCTGGTAGAGCCCGATGCCCTGCTGCGTGTTGCTGGTCAGCGCATTGGCACCCTGCCCGTACAGATCGGACAGTTGGCCGTAGCCCTGGTTAAGCCCTGCTACGCGCGCTGCGGCGGCGTCCTTGGCGGGTTTGCTCGAGAAGAAGTCAAATAATCCTATGACACGGACTCCCCTCCTAGGGTTGCGACCCTAGAATGCCGTCAGTCGCTCTTGCCACAACGCACCCCTAGACCTCGGTGCGCAGCGTACTGACGATCTTCCTCAAGATGACGAGCCAGGAGTACCAGTTGGGATCGAGCAGACCCGTTTTCGGGTCCACCAGCGGCACGTTCGGCGATGGCATCGGCGGTAGCGCGGGCGAGGTCGTGGCCATCAGTCGGCTCGCAACTGTGTGGCCTGGTCGCCGCCCATCAGACCAACATGCACGGGATCGGTGACATCGAGCCGCCAGCGCCGCCCCATCGGTCCCGCCATGCCGGTGCGTGTGACGGTCACCCGCTGCTCGCCGCGCCCCTGAACTCCCAACTCACGATGCAAGGGGTTGCCCCAGTGAACGCCGCCATTGTCCGACCAGGAGATCCTCACCCGCGGCTGAGTGGCGATCGGATCGGGTCCGGTAGCAATGCCGGTTCCGGTCGCAAATTGGAAGTCTGCCCGCGGCACCACGGTGCGGTTGGGAAACTTGGCAACCGGGCCGCTCTCGAGACGATAGAGCAGCGGATCGCCGTCCTCGGTGTGGTTCATGTTATCGACGGCCTGGAGCTTGCTGCCCGATACGGTATCACTGTCCGATATGGTGTCGCCGACGATCCATTGGCCAAATGCATACACCGCCTGGGTGCCGCGCCAACGGGCTATCTCATAGGACGCGCGCTCGTTCCATTTCTGGGTGTTGAGGTCGAACTCCCAGGTCCAGGCCGCGCACGACAGCACCCATTTGGGGTGCCCGCCGGAGATGTAGACGCATGCCTCCAGCGTATTCTTGTCGGTAACGGCTTCTATAAGCCGGTCGAGTTGCGGCGGTGAGACCTTGTTGGGCTGGTAGCCGTTGAGGATTACGACGGTATTGTCGTCAGCTACCCACAGCAGGCCTTTGCCGCCAAAGCCGTCCTCGTGCCCGGCGACGGCATAGCGGCCGGCTAGACCCGTCGACATCGAGTTCACTAGTGAATAAGGAAACGCTGGCGGCGTGTTGGCAGTGTCCTGATAGATTTCGATCGATGACGGACCAAAGATATAGAGTTGGTCTTGCCAGGGAATGGCCCGTAGCGCGCCATCGGGCTTGGCCTCCGCAACCGTAAAGGCCAGCGCGTTGACGTTGACCGAGTTGAGGTCGCTGGCAAAGATATGGCCGTCGCCGAGTGTGAAGAAGAAATAGCCGTGCTGGAAGCAGACCGAGTTGGCGGCTGCAACGTCAGTATCAGCAAAGGCTGAGACCGCGCTCGCCGTGACTGTGTGGACGCCGTTGTCGGGATCGATGAATACGATGTCAGGCGTGGGCTTGTTATTGCGCGCCCAGAACCCCTTGCTGGTGGTGGTTAGTAGCGTCCCGGTCAGCACCGTCTCGCTGCCGCTCGAGTTGAACGTGGCGACGTGGCCGTTCCAGGCGGTGTAGAGCGTGCCGGCGACCAGTAATCCGCCGCAGAAGCCGGTCTGCGTCGAGGTTGCAAACCGCGTCAGGCCGGGACAGCGCGCCCACACGGCACTGCCGTTTCCAAGCGGCTCGGCGAAACAGTTGAGCAGGCGGCCGGCGCCTTCCTGCGGCACACGGCCGGGGGCCGACGACAGCGGAAAGGGGATTTGGACCATGTCAGAAATACTCGCTATGCATGGTCTCGTAGGTAGGGCCGCCGCGCGCCGCCACCCTCATCTGCTGCATTGCCAATTGCTTGACGCCCTCGTTGGCCGGCCGGCCGTAGCCCGGTGCCGCGAGTTCGGCGATGTAGTGGACGAGCTGGTTGAAGACGGTGAGTGGAAACTCGTCGCTATCCTGCAGTCGGATGACCTCTTGGCCCTCAAGGTCGGCGAGTGCGGGATCAATCAGCCCGTCGATCGCGTCGACATCCTCCGCGGATGCGGCTTGGCCAACGCCGAGCACGCCGAGTTCCTTCAGCACGCCGTCAATGAGCTCAGGCCGCGTCTTGGTCGTCGACATGCGGTTTTACCTTCGGTGGACGGCCGGGGCGGCGTTTGGGCTCCGGCGCTTCGTCGGCCGGCTCGGGCATGTGCTCCTCGTCGTACCGCTCCTGCTCGGCGGCGGTCAGTTCGACCTCGAAGAAACGGCTGCCGATGGCTTTGTTGATGAAGCCCCATTCGGTGATGGTTGTCGGCTTGCCTTTATCGAAGCGGTGACCGCCGAAGCCGACGATGAAGCTAGGGCCGACGCCGCTGCCGTCCTCGCGCTGATGGTCCGCATCCTCCCCACGCCAGGTTACCTTGGCCATGTAGTTCTCCTGAAAAGGGCGTGAGGACTTTCCCCACGCCCGTGCTCGTTATGCGACCGGCAGATACTCGACCACGACCCAACCTGCGCCGGTCGTTCCGGAGCCGGTCGAGGTGTAGGTGGCGATCACTGAGGTATCGACGGTTGGCGCCGCCGTCGCCGACGTGGCGAGTGCGGTGCCGCCGGTAATGACACCGACCGCCGCAGTTGAGATGCCAGTGCCGAAACTGGCATCGGATGCCACAGTGCCGATCTTCATCGTGTTGCCGGTAGCGTTGAACACCGTGGTGATGATGGCGTAGGTGCGCAGAACGAGGGAGCCAGCGGGCAGCGTGCCGACTTGCACGATGCCGGTGACACCATCGTTGAACGAGAGCGGGGCTCGTAGGTACTGAATGACCTGGTAGCCGATCGCACGGGCTGGGATTGTTGCCATGGTGTTGTTCCTTATGCGTCAGGCTGCGCGGCATAGAAGCCGGTAGCGATCGACCATTCCTTCAGATTGCCGCCGATGGTTTTTTTGAACATCTTGCCGATGCCGTAGGCCATCTCGACACCGACGCCTTTCAGGAACTGATAGTCGGTCTCGTCTCTTTGCGTGGGACGCGCCATTTGTCCCCAACCAAACGCCATGGCACCCTGTCCGCACATCCACACTGGACGCACGTCGGTGGTGCCGCCGGCTCCAGCATTGGTGTAGTAAGCCGGCGCCAACGTATCGATCTCTGGCACTTCGCGATGGATCACACCGTCGTAGATCTGATCCCCGTCTTGGAAGATTGGGTTTTTCCCCACGCCGTTGTCCTCACGCGGACGGGCATCCTTGTTGATGTTATCGAGAGCAACCTTGAGATCGCGGAAGGTGCGTGAGCCGTGGAAGCATACGAAATACTCGCGGCCGTCCTCGATCTTGTAAGGCCGTAGTTTCGGTACCGCCGCTTTGGCAACACGCTTGAGCAATCGCATGTTGGCCGCATTGGCAACGTCGGCGGTGGTATCGAGGGAGGTGAGCGAGGTATTAAATGCTCCCGCCGACAGGTTGCCTTTCGCAGCGCCGAAGATGATGCGGTCGGCATTGTCGGTCTGCCAGGTATTCTTCTGCGCGGCCGTCGAAGCCTGGAACAGGATGCCGTTGATACGCTGGCCGGCCGAAGTGTCGATGTTGGCCGGGGCCGACTCCGACGGCAACGCATAGAGCGCGCCGACGATCTCGTCACGCTGCAACG